ATCAGAACCTTCAATCTCACCATCACCATCTACATCAATTTTCTTTTGACCTGCTGATAAATGTGTTTCGTTGTATCCTGTTAATTTACCTTCAGATTTAGCTTTGTTTGCTTTATCTACTGCAGTAAAGAATTTAACTTTTTCTGCATCCGACATATCAGGAATAGATTTACCTGTTCTATCTAACATGTGTTTAAATAATTGTTGATAATCACTTTCTTCTTTAACTACTTGACGGATAAGTTCTTTTAATTCTGTATGTTTCATTATTCTGATATTTGTCTGATTTTTTGGTCTAATTTTAATAATCTCTCTTGTATACTATAAATATGACTATTTGTCCTTTTCCAATAAGATTTGTTACTAACACCACTTTCATTTTTAATCTTACCATACCAATTAAGAAATCTTTCCATTTCTCTCAATTGTTTATTGATGTTAGATATACCTCTACCTATTTTAGCTTGTGCAGTTGATTCATCTTGTTTCAATGCTAACCATCTATTTTCATTTATAGATACCAATTCATTTGGAGAATGTTTCATTACATCACCATTTGATAATTCTATGTTGTAATATTTTTCATCATTAGAACCATCTTCTTTATCTAATGATTTAACAACACCAACTCCACCATGAGACATTTTCACTTTATCACCAACTTTAAAGTGAGATTCTTTTACTACACTATATCCTGTAAGGTCTGCTTGTCTTTTAGCTTTTTTCTTTTCACCATCTTTACCACTAAATGCAAAAGGTGTATTATATCCTTCAATATTACCTGTGGTGTTCATTTCGTCAATCATTCTTTCTCTCACCATCTTACGAACAATTTCTCTTATTTTATTAAGTTGTTCTGTTTTTAATACTTCTGACATTTTATTCTCCGTTTAATTTTAAGCTAATAGATATGCTGTTCCAGATGTTACCGTAATACTTCTAATATAACAAGGAATAGGTTGTCCTTGTGTTAAATATTCTAATTTTAATGTAGAACGAGTGCTAGCCGGTGTTGAACCTGACGGAGTTACAAATCCTTCTAATGTTACTGAACCCGAACAAACTGCCGAACCTCTCATTACACCCCATGCATTTTCTAAAGAACCGGATGTACCAGCTCCTGCTGCTACAAATTCTTTTGCGTTAAATATTCTATAATTTACCATTTTTTATTTTTTAATTGATTCTTTTAATTCTTTTAATAATTCGTATGTCATCATCATTGCCGATAAATGTTGTTCTTTAATCTTTTTAACAGATTTAATTTTTCTAATATTTGCAATTGTTTCTGCTAATTTAATTTTTGTAACTTTGTCGGAAATTTTAGAACCAACTTCTTTTAGTCCTTCTACCAATTTAGTTACTTCGGTTGAAACATATTCACTTAATTTACCAGTATTGTTGATATTGTTAATATATTCTCTCAATAAACCCTTTTGGTCATTTGTAAGATTACTATATTTGTTATTAAATGATTCAACTAATAATTTATAAGAAACTGCTCTTAAATCGTCATCTTGTTTTCTATATTCTTCTAAAACTGCATCTTTAAGTTTTACATCTTTATTTTGAATAGAAGAATTGATAATATTTTCTGCAATTGTAAATCTTGCCGATACTATGTCAGTTGGTTCGTATTGTGTATCCGTTATAACTGTTTCAAATATTTTATAAATAGATGCTAATGTTTTATAATTAGAAATTGGAGATTTAATAAACTCATCTAAATTATAAGTTTCTTTAATCTCTTTAATAAGATTGTATTTTTCCTTTGTAAGTTTTTTCTCGTCTATTTTTTTACGAGCTTCTAATATTGTATTGATAAATTGTTCAGCCTTTGATTCTGAATTATATTTTTCATTAATAAGATATTGATATAATTTCAATTCTTTTGACAATTCTTGTTTAGAATTAAAGTGTTCTTTCAAAAGTTTTTCAGCCACCGATTTACTAGATGACATAACCTCTGAGGTAATTTGTCTTACTAATAATTCAAATAAGAATCCGGTATTTTTAAACTTTGAATGTTTTATTTTTTTCATTAAATTATACAATTATTCTGATATAAATATATTTTATTATTGGTTTATTACTATTTTGTGTTATCTTCTGTTAAAATAGTCTTTTTATTTCCGTCCATATCTTTAAATATCTCTAAATATGAATCTCTTGCCTTATATTTTACAGACCCTTCTTTTTGTTTAAGAGTCTTAATACCCAATGGGTCTCTACCTTGTGGATGGTCATCTTTACCATATCTAACAGGGTCTTTTGGTCTACCACCTTTATCTTCTTCTAATTCTGATTTAAGTCTATCCAATTCTTCTTCTACATTGGTTGGTTCATCGGTGCCTGTTTCTTTTGCAGGGTCTACACCTTGTGTTTCAATTGAAGTTAAACGGAATGTTTGTTTTGTATCATCTAATACCTGTAATGTCATTGTATCTTGTTCATCTTTTGCAAGTTTCATTACTGCTTCATACATCCACTCTTTAGAGAACATTTTAGTTTGTTGCATTTGTGTAATCAATGCCACTTTAGAAGTATATAATTCAACTTGTTCTTGTTCGTAAATTTTAGATGGTATTGTAAGTTCTAATGTAAAATCGGTTAATTTATCATCGGTAATGCCTTGTGCGTATAAGTGAATAATTGCTATTTTAGTCAATTCTGAAATTAATACTCTTTGTACTCTTTCAATTGTTTTTGCAAATCTAACATCTTGTGCTGCAAGAGTTGCTTTACCATTTACATCTTCCTCATATCCTAAGAATGCTTTTGGAATTTTCAATGCTGCCATTAACTTACCTTTTAAGTAGTTAATATCATCAATCATATTGTACTCCAAACCTTTTAGGGTATCAATTGAAGTACCATTATCATTACCTCTTACCGGCATATAATAATCTTCAATAAGGTTTTGCATATTGTATTTCAAATTGTAATCTCCGGTTCTTTCGTCTACAAATGGAACTTTTTTAGAACTATTGATAATCTTCTGCATGTAGTTATCCACTTCGTTTGGTGGAATATTACCTACGTCAATTTTGAATATTCTTTTTTCAGGTGCTCTCATTACTCTATGAATTAACATAGCATCTTCCATTAACATCAATTGTTTCCAAACTCTTCTTGCACCTTCAATCATAGATTTTCCGTAAGGTAAAAAGTTTGAATCGGAATTTAATCTAAAGTGAGCTATTTCATAGTTTTCAAATTCTTTCTTTGGAGTTTGGCCATAACCACCAGAAGGGTTTTGATATGGTGCGTATATAAATTTAACTCTTTGTGGATTTTCTGGGTCAAATGCCTCTACTCTACTAACTTCGTATGTTGATAATGCCATTACATTTACAATACCCAATTTATCTGCTATTTCTAATTGTAAAAAGAAATCACCATATTTAACCAAGTTTCTAGTCCATGGCCATAAGTTAAATTCTACATTAAGAATATCATAGAATAAATTTTCTAATAATTGTTTTATATGGTCATCTTCATGATGAATTTTTAATACATTTCCAAATTCATTTCTAGCAGTTGTTTCATCCGAATATACATCTAATGCTGATGATAAGATTGGGTCAGAGTCCATTGAGTCATAATCTCTAAACAAGTCAATTCTAACTTGTTGATATGCCATTGATGATGCTGTTTGTCCTGTACCATAGTTACTAACCTTCATTCTCATAAAGCGGTCAACTAAGTTTGTGGTCATATTCTGCCACTCATCGGTGTCAATAACTTTAACACCATCTTCCGTTTTACGGACAATAGTGTTTGTTGAAAATAATTTCTGTAACCTACTAAATATTGATTTATCTGCCATTTTTATATAATTCTATTTTTCTAAATATACGGAAAATATTTGGTATTTCCAAATATTACCATTTCCTACAACTCCAATAATTTGCTTTTGTTCTTGGACCTGGACTATCACAATTCATTCTTGCTCTAAATGATTTTCTAGCAGCTGGGTTTGATTTTCTAATCTTCATTCCCTTTTGTCCAAAGTTTACCTTAACAACATTGCCTGCAGGGTTCTTTACATATACTTTGAATTTCTTAACATCACCTTGCATCGGTTTGCCCAACTTAACATCTCTACCCTGATATTCTGCTTCGTAAACACAATTACAATTTGCTTCTGATAATTGTTTACTATAACTTCTCATAAAAGAAATAAAATCTACCATATCCTCATCTTCTACATCATATTCTTCAGGTTCAACCAATCCGTTATTAACATCATCGTCACTATTGATATCTTCACTTACAGGAACACAATTTGGAACCATTTTACCATTTTTCATTTTACCACCAACTTGTTTATATCCATCCCAACAAGCTTCGTTTACTATACTTTCACCAAACATACCTACAAAATCACCTTGATATTTATTACC